ATTCAGGCGTGGTCAGCCGATGGTATGCGCGTGGTGAAAATCACGCCCCCCATCAACCCTCATGCGCTGGTGAGTGTGCCGACGCCTTGGATGTCCGCCGTCAAGCCCAATCTGCTGCGTAAGGTCGATGAGCTAGAACTTTCGGTGCGGTCGGCCAGATGCCTCAAGAACCACAATATCATCTACGTCAGCGATCTGGTGCAAAGGACCGAACGGTTTCTGCTGCGGACCCCGAATTTCGGCCGCAAGTCACTGAACGAAATCAATGAAGTCCTCATCCAAATGGGTCTTCATCTGGGCATGGGAGTGGTCGAAACCTGATTATGGTTGATGTATCGAATCTTTGGACCGACCCGACTCTCGACGCTATGGACGAGCAGCTTGAAGCAAAATCAAAGCGTGAAAAGCGGCGTCCGTATCTCGGTATGTCGAGCATCGGTCGGCCCTGCGCGCGAGAGCAATGGTACGGCTTTCGATGGGTCGCGCGGTCGTCGTTCTCTGCTCATACACTCAAGCTGTTTGAGGACGGTCATCGCATCGAGGATGTGTACGCAGCGCGCTTGCGTGCCATCCCCGGCGTGACTCTTATAACGTCTGATCCAGAGACAGGACGGCAGATTGGCTTTGAAGATTTCGGTGGTCACTTCAAAGGCCATATGGACGGTGACATTCGCGGACTGCTACAGGCACCCGTGACGCCGCATGTCTGGGAACACAAGGCTACCAACGAAACGAAATTCAAGAAGCTGAAAAAGCTGCGCGATACGCTTGGCGAGAAGCACGCGCTGCGCGAATGGGATGCGACGTATTACGGCCAAGCCGTCACCTACATGGACTACGGCGGTTATACGCGCCACTACATGACCTGTTCGACGCCGGGGGGTCGCGACGATACGAGCGTCCGCACCAACTCCGATCCCGTCGAGGCGCAACGGCTACGCGATCAAGCAGAGAGGATAATTTTCAACGAGGAGCCGCCCGCCAAGATCGGCGATGCTACCTTCTATATTTGCCGCTGGTGCGACTATTCCGGCATCTGCCACGAAGGCCAGCCCGCCGACCGCAACTGTCGGACCTGTATGCACTCGACAGCTTTACGCAAGGGCGGCTGGTGGTGCGAGCGCCATGAGGAGAATTTATCTTACGAGATGCAGGAGGCCGGTTGTGTCGATCATCGCTACAACCCGCACGTTATAGCTGGCGAACTGATCGACGGTAACGAACAAGAAAACTGGACGCTTTATCGCCTGTTGAACGGCGAGGAATGGCGTGATGGATCGTAAAGCAAGAAAGAAATCAAGCGACTTATCCCAAGAATTGATGGATTTGGTATTTAAGTTCATCTTTGAGAAATGCACCGATTACAGTAATGGTCTGCAAATAGCCATGCTGGCTAACACAGTATGTTCCATTTCAATCGCCATTTCCCTTGCTCAACAGAGAGGATCGATAGACCCCTACGCCGAGGCGGCGGCGGAGCTTATGGCCCTATCCGAGTATGTCGCGGGTACGGTGGAGGAGTACGGCCCTGTGAATGAGCCGAGAGTTTTGCATTAGGGGCAATGTGATGAGTGAGCAACATAAACGATTCTTAAATCGTCTAGCAAGGTCTCGCGAAGCCGTTATGCGTGTTGCTCAGTGGCTTCATTTTAGTGGTTTGGATATCGAGATTCCATCCGTCCAATTTTCACCAACCGCAGCAGAATCAGATAGCTATATTGATGTCGGAGATATTTTTATTCTAACCAAACAAGCTATCGAAGTGAAGCGATTGGGGATTCAATTTAGCGGCTCTGCTGATTGGCCATTTAAAGAAGTTTTTGTCTCAAACAAAGCAACCGTTGAAAGAAACAGGGGTCGAGTTTCTGCTTACATATCTCTGAGCGCGGATATGAATTATGCAGCCGTGGTCAATGTTGATACGAAACCACATTGGTACGAAAAACAAACACGCGCATCAAACACAGGCAACATGGAGTCATTTTACGCCTGCCCTATACGGTACGTTAAATTCTGTGATCTGGGAATACCCCCATGATCGAACTCCGTCCATACCAGCAAGCCGCTGTTGATAGCGTCTACTCTTATTTCATGTCGCATGACGGGTGGCCGCTGATCGTGCTGCCGACCGGCACAGGCAAGAGTCTTGTCTTGGCTGACTTCACTCGCGGCGCCATCGGCAACTATCCTGCTACGCGCATCCTGATCCTGACGCATGTAAGAGAACTTATCGAGCAAAATTACGCAGCCATGCTCTCGATCTGGCCCGACGCACCAGCCGGTATCTACAGCGCGGGCCTGGGGCGTCGAGACAAGCACAGCCAGATCGTGTTCGCGGGTATCCAATCGATTCACCGACTCGCCGATCAGTGGGAAGCGGTTGATTTAGTCATTATCGATGAGGCTCATCTGATCCCGCGCAACGCCGACACAATGTACGGCAAGACGCTTTCAGCACTCGCTGAAAAGAACCCTTCGATGAAGGTCATCGGATTGACCGCGACGCCTTGGCGCCTGGATACCGGGATGCTGCACAAAGGCAAAGGCGCTCTGTTTGATGCTATCTGCTACGAAGCTAATATCGCTGAAATGATCGAGCAGGGATATCTATCTGAGATTAGGCCCAAGGCGACTAAAACTCAACTCGATGTGACCGGCGTACACAAGCGCGGCGGCGAGTTTATCCCAGGTGAGCTTGAGGCGGCGGTCAACATCGACATCATAACTAAAAGCGCAGTCGATGAGATTGTCGAGCTTGGAGAGGGTCGAGGCTCCTGGCTGATATTCTGCGCTGGCGTTCAGCACGCCTACGCGGTTGCCGAGGAGATCAAATCGCGCGACATCTCATGCGAAACTGTCGTTGGTGATACGCCTGGACCGGAGCGCGATCGCTTCATTCTTGAGTTCAAGGCGGGCCGCATACGCGCGCTTACGAACGCCAATGTCCTAACAACCGGCTTCGACGCCCCTGGCGTCGATCTTATAGCCTCCCTGCGCCCGACCAACTCGACCGGACTGTATGTTCAAATGTTGGGGCGAGGCACACGGCTGGCGGAAGGTAAAGAGGATTGCCTCGTACTGGATTTCGCGGGCAACACGGCTCGCCACGGCCCGCTCGATGCGCTCAACGTCAAGACGAAGGAAGATGGCGGTGGCGAAGGCGATGCGCCAGTAAAGATTTGCCCTGATTGTCAGGAAATACTGCACGCAGCCATCAAGATTTGCCCTGCGTGTGATCACGAATTTCCGCCACCCGAAATCAGGCTGTCACGCAAGGCCGCGACTAATGCGATCCTGACATCGCAGCTTCAATCATTGTGGTGCGACGTAACGAAGGTGACTTACACGCGCCATCAGAAGCGTGGCGGCGGCACGCCGTCGATGCGTGTCGATTACAGATGTGGTCTTACAACATTTTCCGAATGGGTGTGTTTTGAACATGCCGGCTTCGCGCGCCAGAAGGCTTGTCAATGGTGGTCGCGGAGGATGCCTAAATATCCTGTACCGAACACCGTTGAAGTGGTCCTAAAGGCATCCGAATACCTACCCATTCCCACCCGTATTTGCGTCAAGCCAGAGGGCAAATATACCAAAATAACATCGGTAGAGTTTTAGGAGCCGCTTGTGAAGAAAAAGGAATCCTTCATCACGCCAGCCAAGTTCAATCAATGGCTGACCAGTCAGTCTAAGGTGAATGATCGTATCACGTTCCACCGGGGAACGGTCTGTACCACGCCAGCGTACATATCAGATGTCGTTTGTGATGCGTACCTCAATGGCGAGATTGAGATATTTCATAAGAAAGTAAGCTCATGGGGCGGTGATGACGGTAAGGATTTCTGTGTGTACGAGCAGATCGCCGTCCGCATCGATCAAAAACTACATCGAAAGCTAGATGAGCTTCACTTTCATGGGTCATCGAGGCGAGAGCTATGGAAAGCGATCAAACTGTAATGGGTAAACGCAGCACAGGTTCATTCGACCGCGTTAAGCGCGACTACTATCCGACGCCATATTCTGCGATCGCGGCGCTGATAGCTCATTTGCCGGGACACATCAGATACGATGAGCCATGCTGTGGCGAGAAGATGAAACTCATGGGTCATCTGGCGCGGCACGGACACATCTGTTCACGCGGCACAGACATACAAACATTCGTGAATAGGTCTCGTAGTTATCGAGAGGGGCGAGACCTATTCACGCTGGACAACTGCATGGGCGATATGTTTATTACGAATCCGCCCTGGCCTGCTATCGGAAAGCACGGCAATCCGACCGTCGAGATGGCGTTGCATTTATCATCGATTGCGCCGACTTGGTTTCTTCTTAGCGCCGATTTTGCTCACAACAAATACTACTCAAGGGTTGCTCATCGCTGCGTGAAAATTGTAAGTGTCGGACGGGTGAAATGGATTGATAAGCCTGGGTCTGTTCCAGGCAAAGATAACTGCGCGTGGTATTTATTTCACGAAAAAAGAAGGAGTTTCGGAACCCTTTTTTTTGGCCGATAGATTTGACAAACCGAAAGAAAGTTTATGATATTAAAACGAGAGCCTGACTTCGTAATGAATCCAAAAGACGCCATAGGCGCTCTCAAGCCTGGAATGTCAGCCGTTCCTGTGATGGTTTTGCAGGAGATAGGCGTTGCCATGATGGAAGGCGCCCGTAAGTATGGAAGCTACAACTACCGCATCGCCGGGATTAGGGCATCGGTCTATATAGACGCTGCTAGGCGTCATATGGATTATTGGGTGGCGGGCGAGGATATCGATCCTGATAGCGGGCTGAATCATATTACCAAGGCGCTGGCTTCTCTCGTCGTGCTTCGTGACGGCATGATTAACAATATGGTGATCGACGATCGACCGCCAGAAGGGCTGCGGGTCGCAGTCCACAGAGAATACATGCAACAGATTGTTGATGAGATTATTAAGCGCCACCCTGAATCCGCGCCGCCTTATGTAAGGGGTGATAATTGATTTGCCAAATCTGCCATGCGCCAGCGCGCGGTTTCGGCTTCAAGCCGCCACGCACGAACATCAAGACGGGTCACGCCTGCTCAATGAAGCACTTGAAAATGATAAGCCGGTATTGGAGAGAAAACAAGAAAATGTACGAGTTCACAAGGAGCGAATTTGAAGTGGAAATCGCAGCATTACATGCGGGCAAGACGGCTATGGAGTTTTCTCTTGCTGAGTATGGGGTCACTGACCCCGCCCTGCTTGCCAGTGACCAATGGATAAAGGTATGCCTGACATGGGCAAAATCCTACGACGGCAAAATTGCTGATCTTTGCAATATCCCGTTCTAAATTCGATATAATGTTGATGTTTTCAATCCAATGTGTATTATGTTTTCGAGGCGTTATTGGTGAGGCGGTCTACTCCCCGTTGGGTTGCCTCACCCTGTCGAGCGGGTCGAGCGGGCCGTCTCTCCAATAATGTCTGAGGATAATAAGGTGATGGCATCTCAAGGTTTCATGGGTAAGCCGCGCAAAGACGGCTGGCCCAGTTTCGCGGAATATCCAGAAGAGTTGTGGCGCAAGAATCTAAATGGGCGCCGCTTCGATGACAACGGAATGGACCTCACTGACGCTATAGAGCGAGAGCGGCGTCTAGTGAGACGGACAGCTTACGCCTTGCGGGAAACAGAAAGGGTTGCCCCCTTGCCACCGCATAAAAAGGGCGAGAGAGAGGGTCGTGGACCGGAGCGCATCATCTAGCAATGGCACGATCCTCTCTCGACTGATTTGAGGAATGAAAGCATGATCTCCAAAATCAACCCGTTGTGGATTCGCCGCTGCGTCATGGTCCTGCTCGCAGGACCATATTGTGTGCTGCTGATCATCATCGGCGGTCTCATCTCGATCGCTGACACCTGGGCCGATGTCCGAGCCGATTTCGTGGCGGCATGGAAATGATCCGCGTTACAGGCATGAAACCCTACACAATCGCGTCTCTCGCTGAACGATGGGATTGCTCCGAATCCAGCATCAAACGCATGGTCTCAAAAGGAACAGTGTCTTGCTTTAGAATTGGGCATTTGATACGTTTCTCGCCCGACGCAATCGAGAGGATAGAAAACCCGTCATGCAACAGCCAGAACTCAGGTTGTACCGAGGGAAGTGGTGTGCCTACTGGCGCGAAAACGGAAAGCCGATTCGGCGGTCCTTCGGGACTGCGGATCGTGCGCTTGCAGAACAAGCCCTAGCTGACGCGATCGAACGTGAGCGAGGCCCAAGGGATACCTGCGGCGAGATCATCGAGGCGTATCTAGCAGAAAAACTCAATAGGGTCACAGATCACAGGCGCTTGTGCGAATGCTGGCGCGTCTTAAAAAGCACGTTCGCCAGCTTGAGGCCGGATCAAGTGAATGTTGCGAAGTCGCGAGAATACCACGACCACCGCCACTCTACCGGCGTTGGTAACAACACAATCAACAAAGAACTCAGGATGCTCAAGGCCGCTTTGAACTGGCACGACAATCGCCATTTAGCGCGTATTGAGATGCTTCCAGGCGCACCGCCGAAAGAGCGCCATCTGACGAAGCCAGAGTTTATGAGGCTGCTCGATGGCGCGAAGGCGCCGCACATGAAACTATGGCTTATCCTGGCAATCTCGACAGCCGCTCGACCGGCTGCAATCCTTGACCTGACCTGGAGCAGGGTTGACTTTGAGGCGAACAGGATCAGGCTCGCGAACGGAGGCGATGGACAATTCAGAAAAGGACGCGCCACCGTACCGATGACAAATTCCGTCAGGGATGCTCTGATAGAAGCCAAGGAAGCGGCCCTGTCTCCGTATGTTATAGAGTATGGAGGGAATCGTTTGATGACCGTGCGAACGGGTATTAGGAACGCCGCACAGCGCGCCGGTCTCAAGGGAGTTACACCATACGTTCTGCGCCACAGCGCGGCGTGCTGGATGGCGGAAGGCGGCTCTATGATGTCCGAGATCGCGCAGTTCTTAGGTCATTCAGACAGCCGCATAACTGAGCGGGTCTATGCCAAGTACAGTCCAGAGCATCTAGCGGGAGCAGCGTCCGCGCTGGAATTGTAGACGGTGATCCCCTATTTTTTACCGTGAGAGGTTCAATTGAACACAAATATCGGTTTTCGTGACTATCTATGGCCCCGATGCCACAACATAGAGCGTATTGACCCCTATTGATCTACCATGGATGGTGAACATGTCATCCTTGCCGGACAACAGCCTCACTATATAGACTGCGGGTTTTAGAGGCTCGGCGTGTTCAATTGAACCTCTATCCAGATACAAACAGTTCCGCTTCGGCGGCGCGGCGACGAACAAGGCCGCGTAGGCTGATGCCATTAGCGTAGACCCACCGCTTGAACTGACGCGGCGCCTCATGCAGCGCGCCGCGATTTATTACGCGGCGAAGAGTCGATGCCTGGAGGTTGCCGCCACCACAATTGAACGCGAAATCAACTAAAGCGGCCTGCTGGTTGTCGTTGAGATCGACTGTGATGAGGCGCTGAACGGAGTTATATGCAATTTGCATATCGTCTTGGAGTAAAATTATGGCATCGTTTTTTGATACACTTTTCCATTGCGACAAAATATCCCACGATTTTTTACACAACAGATGTCCGTATCCGATCGTTGGATAGCCTACAGGGTCGTAGTAAGGGTCGAGGCTCAAGCCCTCAAAGTCTCTCGCTAATTCACTAGCGATGTCGAGAACCTCATCCACCCTTGATCGCCCGCGCTCGGAGTCGCTGACCAAACCAGAACGATACGACCAGCATCAGAAGTTCCTGATCGAACGTCGTCCACACTCGGTCATTAAGGATGGCGTCGGTCATTGATTCGGTAATCTCGAATAGGCGCCAGATCGTCGCCGTCTTAATGGCGGCATAGAGGCCGAATATCCAATACGTCACACCAGGGCGCACGGAACTGATAGCCCAATCAAGAACCGCAAACATCAGGAATACGCAGTTGATCGCCCACTTCCAAATCACGCCATCCGACTGCTGCGCCTTGTCGAGAAGCTGGATGCCATATGAAGCATGAGGCTTGCGGATCGCGCGCATTTCCGCGATGTCGGCCTTGACGTTGACTTCCTCGATGCGCCAGCCGAACTCGTCCTTCGCCATGCGATGACGAAGCTCCAGCATCTCAAGCTCTTGCTTGTGGTCCTGGCTGGCTCTGAACATGCCGAGGACATCCGGCAAGAACGGCGCCAGCAGACCGATGATTGCCATAATCATGCTCGGTATCTCCCGTTTACGATGTTGATGAGGCTGCGCTTGCCGTTCGCGTAAACGACGCAATGCGTTTGCAGCCAGCTTGAGGGACCGGAGTTGTAATCGAGGCGCAGCCGCGTTGATGTGCCGACTTGGTAGCAGCCCTCGATGATGCCAGGACTATGCGTATGGCCGACGATAGAGCGCGGTCCCATGCGGGCAAACGACTTGATATTGCCCCTCGCTCCGTTGGCGCCCCTGTCGCCGTGCATCCCGCACTCGATGCCCTTGACGCTATAGCTGGCGTCACGCTTGAGAATTATTGCGTCGCACTTGATGAGCTTTTTTGCCCAATACGAAAATGGATCAATTGATTTGGAGCCATGATCCGTCATACGCGCTGATAGAACCATCGCTAGGGCCGTCTCCAGATAAAATTCAGCATTCTCAGGATCGCTACGCCAATCAGTTTCCTTGATCCACCGCGACATAGCCTCTGGATGATTCGACGGCACAAGGACGCTCTCACAGCCGTGAGGAGTGTATTTATCGACAAAGGCGCATGATCTCTCGACCTCGCCTCTAACGTCGCCCATGCCGCTCTGGTGCTTGACGACGGCGGTGATAGGATCGCCTCTGTGGTGGTGGTTGCGCGAATAAAAGTCGATCAGGTCATGCCAGATGAGCCGCTTGGGCTTGAGTACGGCGCACATGCTGTCTTTGTCCGTGAACGTGCAGGCCACAACGTCGGGATCAACGAAGTCCACATGCGTGTCGCCCATGACAAGAGCCTCTGCCGGCGGCGCATCAATCACGCCACCCGGCGTCGCCATCCTGTCGAGATCGATGAACGATCCATCGCTTGTTGCAATGATCTGTCGGATGTGAAATTCGCCGTCCTCACTAAGCTCGACCATCGCGGCGCCAAGAGTGTGATGAAACTCGCCTTTTTTACCGGCCTTGGTGTCGGTGTAATTTCGCTGCGTCACCGACCCTGTGCTGACCATGATCTTTGGCAGCTTGTGTTGCGGCGTTGGGATGGTCGCGAACCGGATTTTAGGATGCCCAAGGATTCCCGATCGATTGCCCGTTATGCTTTCCAGCCCAGTGAGCGGCGAGGTTGCCGTGGGTTGAACCTTGATGTCGGCCAGGATTGTCAGGCTTTTCGTCAGATTGAACCGACCGTCGTACAGGTATTTGGCAAGCCCTTTATCCCACCACTCATGGCTCGCGTTTTCTGCGGTCCACTGGCTTGTGGGATTGCGATAGCGAAGTGGGATGACAATCAGCGCCGCATCGACGGCCTTTGCGTAGCTCTTGAGCGCCGCGAAGAAGCCGCCGTGTACCGGCGTGGCGTTCTGCGCCGACGTAATCAAATATCGCTTCGCCCTCGGTATGCGCGAAGGAAAGTCGATCTTGTCAACGGCGTCAGAAGTTTGATTTGGATTCGTCGTCCTATGACCGCAATCCTTACAGGTGTACCGCTGCTTTCCAGATGGCGTCTTGCCGTGCTTCCATAGTTTATTGCTAGAACATTTTGGACAGTTCAAATAACAATACTCAGTTTTGTTAATCGAACGTCATTAATCATCACAAACCCCATCAGACAGAAAGTTCTTCAAATCTTTCGATCTTTTTAACGGCAATAAAGAGGCTGTTAGTTCGACCGAATACTTCCCACACTTCAATAATTCCGTCAGTCGTGTTGGCTGCCTTGACGAGCTTGCCGAGTTCCAACTCCATATGTGGGATAATGATACATTCCCCTGATTGCAGAAAGGCACGAAGCGCGCTCCTAGCCATCTCCACAGACCACTTGCCAGCGTGAACAATGTCGAGAATCGAACCTTCCGTGAAGCATCCCCAATTGGCCTCCGCTATGTCTCCCGGCGCTGCCTTGGCACCGATCGGGAGAGAAAACAACAAAACAACAGATAGAAAAATTGCCTTGATATTCATCGGATTCCCCTTCTTATGATTAAGAAAGATAAAGTACGATTAGCATATCAAAACGTTGTATGCAAGATTAAGCGCCCGTCGAACGCCGCACAGGCGGATTATTGTTGCTTTTTTACAGCCTCCGCGTAGGCGCCGTTGAATCTTCTGACCGCTTCATTGATCGCTTTATCGATCGCTTTAACCCGATCACCCGACGCCCGCTTCTTGATTTTATATAGCTTGCGAAGCCGCGCGCGAGTAGCCGCGAACTTACCAAGCACGGATATTTCGACTGCCATATCGCTCATCAATGCTGCGCGTGCGCTGCCCTTAAACGTGCGCCGTGCCAACATGACTTGCTCCATGATGACGCTTAGTTCGCGGTATCTGGTCTGGTCGTAATAATTGTTTGGACCGCCCAGGAAGCGCCGTACAATAGGGACATCGTTCCACTCAGCTTCGCCGCTCGCTAGCTTGAGCGGCGCGTCCACCGCTCGCGACGCGAACGATCCGGCGCCGCCTGTGATAAACGCCGCAACGTGGTCGAGTATTTCCGGCGAGAAGTCTATTTTTCCAGAGAACACTTCGCCGCCGCCGGGGATTTCACCAGTAAGCTCGTTGAGCGTTTCGGCAATCCACTTGCTGACGCTGCTGACTCGCTTGAACGCCAACTGGCTTTCGGGCTTCTCAGGACCAAATTGGTTTTGTTCCGGCATGATCGGGCTGCCCATGTAGTTCAAGTTCGTGGCAAGCTCGACAGCCGGTTGAAGGAATGTCGGCGTGATGGTGGACAGGAAATCGTGACCCGCGCCAATCGGGTTGAACGATCCAGCAACGGCGGCGACAATATCGCCCGACGCTTCCATCACTCCGGTCTTGTTGGTAACGACTTCCGCCATCTTGCGTCCGATAACCGCAAATACATTGTAGCCATATGGCATAGGAATCTTTACATACGGCGTGTCGCTGTCCTTGTCTGCCCACGGATTCATTATGATGAGATTATGAGCCAGATTATACTCGGTGATCTTGCCGTACTCATCCTCGCCATCGTCGCCCTCTGGTGACAGCGCCGAATTGACGAACTCCAGTAAGAACGATGTCGCGATCACTCCCCCGACGACCTTCTGAACTTTCTTGCTCTTGAGCGCCTGGATGACCCGCACGCTGCCCTGCACACTGGCGTTATAGAACAGATAGAGCGCGCCGGCAGCCGCCGACCACTCGCCTTTTCTATTGAAGTTGACCGTCAGATTCTTAGCAAGGTACGCAGCTTTCTGCTCGCTCGTACCAGTTCGGCGCGCGTTCACATAGGTTGACAGCCTGACGGCGTTCTCGACGGCACCGTTGAGGTCTTGGATCATGTCGAACACCGCTCTCAAAGCGCGCTTAACCTTGAGCGGTTTTGACGGATCGAGTTGCGCCATCATATTCTCAAGCCGCTTCATCTTATGCGGCGCATCCTCAAGGCCGAAGAAGTCGGTCTTGCCGCCGGCCTTGGCATACTCATGGAAGTGCCTCTGCCATTCGGTGTCGCGCTTGCCCTTGATGCCGCCGAACGCGCCCTTGAGAGCAGCCTTGAGATCACGCATGACGCTGACTCGCAGATGCTCAGTTTCTTCTTCCGAGAGGTTGATAGCAGCGGTAGTGACATCGCGGAAGAAGTTGCCGAACATGAACTCAGGGTTGGCGCTTGTATTCACGAACGCGAGATATCGGTTCACCGTCTGGAGCGCGCGGGTCAGCCTGCCGGTATCCTCTGCGCCCATGTTCTTCATGCCGCGCGCGACGCCCTCATGGTGGACCGTGATGTGGTACTGCTCGCCGTCAACCTTGACCGACATTACGTTGTCGCGGAGCGTGTAGCGTGCATCGACTTTCGCTTCGACAAGCCCCGTACTCTTGTTGACGCCCTTGGTGTATTCCGTCTTGCTGATCTCCCAGAACGAATCGTTTGGATTTGCCTGCGCCATTTTGAAGAACGACTGCATGACTATGTTCTTCTCGGCACGAATGATTGCCTCGTCGGCGTTCATAAGCACGTTCGCGAGGATAGGACCGGCTTCTGATTCTCGACCTAGCGCACGCAGTGACTCGGCACCCTTGATGCTGAATCCCCTGCCGGTGTTCATTCGGCTAGACTCAACGTGGTCAGCGCCTAGAGTTTCGTCTGCGAAGCCGCGCAGAGGAACGTAGCTTTTATATGTCGAGAGCCATTGCTTCGCGGCCTTCTGACTTAATAGACCGGCATCGATCCGGCGCTGCAACGACCGCTGGATAATCATGTCAACGTCGCCAGCGATGCTCTCAAGAGCGGTGATCTTCTCCGCGCTGAACCCAGCCATAACTTCGTCGGCCTTCTCATCCGTCCAGCCGGAACCCTTGTCGTCTTTGCCTTCCGTGATCTTGCGTATCTGGACGTTGCGTTCTTTGGCGTGCCGAGAATAGAGATAGCTGTCGATATCCTCCAGCGTTAAGCCAAGATCATGCGCCTTCTGTATCATCGGCTCGACAACAAGACGGTGGAAGTCGTCAATCGCCTTGGCGGTCTTGCCGTGGAACAAAGCCTCAAGCTCGTATGTGTTGAGCTTGTCATCGATCTTTCCACGCACTTTCTCGATGGCTTCCTGTGTCCTCTTGAGCCAGATGAATTTGTCTTGCAGCTTCATACGGGCGGTATCTGACATGAAGCCGGCGCGGGCCTTGAGTTGCGATACGGTGTCCTGTGCTGCGCCCTCAAGATGCTCTGCGAGCGTACGCGATGGTCCGTCGAACGATGCCGTCAGCAGGGTGTCTTGCTGTGGTGCCGCCGTCGTTTCGCGCTCGACATCCTCCGTCTCGTCGCCTCTGAACGGCTGTCCGAAGTTGGGCTGGCGGCGGGATTCCTTGGCGGAACGGCTATGTGCTTCGCTACGCTTGGCAGTAATCATATTTCCACTTCTTTGAACGTCAGAAAACTGCTCTCTTATTTCCCCCATAAAGTCCCTGGCTGGCCTGTTCATTTGGAAGCCTTTAGATGTGGGTTTTCCCACTCCAGACTTATTTCCCTCATAAATTAAGAAATACGCCACCCCATCACTGCCCACCGCATCAGCAGCTTGTTTAATGACATTCATACGGTTACTCGACTCAGCAATCACGTTAAGGACATTGTTAATCGTTGCCGTGTCAGCCCTGCCTCCGGATACAGAATTTCTGACGGTAAGGTTGTGGGCTGCGTCCCTATTAAACGGATCAAATATGTGGTTTGTCACACCTTTACTTTTTAATGTATCAGTAACATTATTAAATTTACCGCCCCCAATATCAACGTTAACCGTCCCTGGTTTCCACTCTATACGCTTGATAGAAGATGGTAATTTTCCGCTGTTTATAGAGGTTTCCGCGCTGGTTATGTTTTGATTGGGGATGTTCCATATCTCATCATCACCCCCCTCACGCACCACATCACGCGCGCCAATCTCGCCTCTTTCAATCCCCTCAAAGATGTCCTCGACGGTCTTGAAACCCTGCTTCGTCAGCGAGCGATAGAGCGCCCGGATGAAGTTCTTGACGCGCTCATAGGCGCGCTTGAGCGGCCCGCCAACCACCGTGCGGTCAGCCGCAGCGTCAGAGAACATATCCGCGATCGCTTCCTCGACTTGAGCTTCCTCGCTCAGATCGGGATAGCGTGTCTTAATTTCCGCCATGCGGTCGGTATCGGCGCGCGCGGCCTTCTCAAGAATCCGCCACTCCATATCGCGGATTAGGCCAATGTCGCGGAGCGCATGGATGACTTCGTGGTTGAGAACCTTCATCTGGTTGGGCGCGTCCATCGCGACCTCGATGAGCCGGTTGATGTATCGCCCATCGAGCGCAGACATCTTTCCGTTGATCTGCTCCTCGATGCTGGCGACTAAGTTAAGAGCGACTCTATCCGTGATATTTAGCTGCCGCATCCTCGCCACTAAGGCTTGCTTGAGTCGTGGCAATTTTTCAGCCGCATCTTTACGAACGCTGAATAGCGATCCCTGATCGTCGGTTGAATCCTCAAGTTTGCCACCGAACAGCGGAGTCGCGTCAACCGTCACCTGTCCCGGCTTACCCTTTTTCTTGCCCTTCATCTGGCGCTCTGCCATCTCGCGATCGGTCAGCTTCTCGGCGCCCTCGATGACGAATTGATCGGTTAGTCCGTCGAACATATCCATTTCATCGACAATACGACGACTGCCCTTGGCTACATTCTCGTCATCATCGATCACATCGCGCATGTCGTCAGCGGCCTGGACGTTCTCTTTGCCCTTGACCGTCGCGCCCATATCCTCCATGCGGCGTGCAACGCGGCTCGTAAGATCATGCTCGATGGCGATTACCGGCGCGAACAGCCACTCGACTACGGCCTTCGATTTCAAGCCATAGCGAATGATGCGATATGTGACCTGCTCGACCTGCGTAGCCGACCAAGGCAGGTTAAATACGATCTGCGTGGTCGGACGGTCGCCAACAGTGTCATGGATGGATAAACCTGTTCCGCCCTTCGCCATCGTCGCGACCATGACCTTCTTCTTGCCGCTACGGAAGTCGCTTAGAGCCTGCTCCAGCTTCTTATCGGAAGTGATATCTCCCGTAAACTCAGCGACGTTATCTTTCCCAAACGCTGTGAAAATGGCGTCTTTGGTGGGCGGCAGCAGGCGGTCGATACCGTTCTCATGGAGCGCGCCGGCAATCAGCATTATCTCTGGCGCGAAGGGGCGAGGCGGGGTCGGGAAGTCACCGCCATTACGTCGAGCGGCTGCTGCTGCGGCAGCTTCTTCTTGCCACTCTTGATACATCCTCTCCATCTCAGGAAACTGATGAAGGGTCTGATCTTTGCCATGCGTTTCTTGGTAATGTTGAGAGAATCTGAAACGACCTATATGCCGCGACGCCTTGGTTTCGACAAATAAGACAACGCTGCGCCCATCGGCTAATGCGGCTTTCGCGCGCTCGATAGCGGGGCCGACCTTTGAGAACTCAAGGATGCGTTTCTTAATGTTCTGCGCCTGCATTTTAGCGGCTGATACTGTCGGGTCGAAGTCGGCCAAACCGTCGATAGCATCGTCCATCGCGTTAGCGACTTCATTGTAAAACGCCACATCTGCCTGATCGACTTCAACCGGCGTCATCTGAGCCTCGACCAAACTCGCGTCGATTTTCATTGAGCGATAGGTATAAATACCCTGTTTCGCGAACCACTCCTTGAAGGCTATGGCATCGGCTGTAGCGCCATCGCGCTCGCCCTTCCACCTGTATGAAATGACATCGACCTTGCCGCCACGCTTGGTTTTGACGGTGATCGTGACTTTCTCGCCGCCATAGGCTTGAACCAAATCGCCAAACCCGCCCTCGATATCGTCGTACACGCCGGATAGGCCGAAATATTCAGCCTGCGTCGGATTCTCGATTGGCGTGGCAGAAGCGTAGATTGTCATCTTAGCGGCTTTAATGAACCTGCCGGCAATCTGATTACGGCTACCTGTCATGTTCTTGATATTATGCGCTTCGTCAAAAATCATCACGGCTCCGTCAGACGAATCCAGTATCTCTTTGATGCGCTCTTTAGCCACGCGGCCATTCGTCGTCAAAGCGGCGTAGGTCACAAACTCGACATCATCGATGCCGTAATCTTTGAGGTCACGCTTGATCTGCACGATGAGGGATTGCCGCTCCGTGAAGTAGACAAATTTCTTCTGGCCGCGATTACGCATCTCTCGGATCGCGCCGCCCAACACAAACGTCTTGCCGGTTCCGGCGTCGCTGGTAACGAGAAACAGCTTCTTGCCGTTTTCGTAGGCCGTGACGATCATGCCTACGTCCTCGACCTGATCGGCCATGATTTCGTCAGGAATGCCGAACTCTCTACCCTTTTCAATCAGCGCCTTTGTTTCGTCGGAAACCCGCTCAGAGACATCGCCATTATCCTCGCGTTTGTCAGGCCGCGCGTCTTGCTCCTGGCGCAGCTTGATAATCTTTGCTTTCACTTCCGTGACCGCCTGACCATCTTCACTGATATTGAAGTCAGCCAGGGATTCTTTGAAGTTCTTCGCAAGCTCTATGGTCGGGTCGGTTGGGTATCGCCATACCTTGTCGAAGCCATCGAACCGCGCGCCCTTGATGTTCTTCCGCGCCGCGTTGTAAGCATCAAAGAGATCACGGTCGGAGATATATTTGCCCTTGTACTTTGCAGACCAGGGGTTGCCGCTGTCATCCTTGTTGACTTCGATGTTGACGGACTCAAGGTACTCGACGGCCTGTTTGTGTTCCTTGCTCGCCTC